TACACCAAGCTTTGGCTGTAACCATAGGGCATGTTTATTCCTCTTCGCTCCAAGCCTTCACCACAGAGTCAAGGTCTTTCTTGACAGTGGGCTTAGGGTCGGCTTTCTTTTCACGTTTAGTTGGCTCTTCAATTGGAGATTCAACTTTAGGCGCGGCGGCTTTGGGAACTGGTGCTTCTAACTTAGCTTGCTTGCCCGCCATGTCAGCTTGATATGGTGTCATAACGACCATCTTCAGCACGTCAGGCTTCTTAGCTACTTCGCTAGTCACAGCGTATTGCGCTTTGTTAATGTAGCCAGTCGGCGTGAACAGCACAGACTGGTTGTCATTCTCTTCGTTGAAGCTGATCTGCGTAACAACGTAGTCCAAGCTCTTGCCGTTGTTGGACAAGTACTTAGAGTAGTTTTCAAAGGTGTGGGTGTTGTCACCGGAACCTTCGCCGAACAATGACTTGGATGCCAAGTTCATTTGATAGACTTCGCCTTCAAGTGAAGTACCAAAATCTTCTTTCAACACCATAGCAATACGGCGTGAGTAACGGCAAGACTTAGAGTTGCCCATGCCTGAACCCTTGATGTTCTGTTGGCAAGTATCGCAACGCTCAGACTGTGGGTTCTCGGCACCCGCATCAGGTGTACGTCCGTCGTTAGAGAAACAGTCGGGCGCAGTCGGCTCGGCATCAGGACTCCATGCTTTTGCGTAGAAGATACGACCCACGGCAGGGGATGCGTTAACGATGATAACGTCTAGGCTACCCTTGACTTTGCCCATCTCTTCGCCACCGACTGTCTTACGGAAGATTCCGTTTTTGGGCACGATGCGCTTGACGCCAGTCTTACCGGCGAGTTGTTTTGTAAGTGCGCTAACACCTGCTGATTGCAGGAAGTCGGGCAAGTCTTCATTGATGATTGTGAGATTACTCATTTTATTTTTCCTTTGAACGTCTAACTACCACGGAATAAGAATTCTCCACATTGAGACCAAGTGGAAGAACTGTGGGATTCTCAGAGAGGAAGTCCTTCATGTTTGTTTGATGAAGTCTCTTCTCTAACAGGCCAAATGCACCATGCTCCTCTATGAAGTCGTACATTGAATCCCAATCGTTCGTCCAGTACCGTGACTTTACCGAGCGAATGATTGTGCCGTGTGGGGTGCGAATGCTGTCGGCATTCATGTCTTTGCATACATCGAGCATCTGTGCTTCTAACACTTCCATCTGCTCTTTGAGATCGTTGTCTTCAGCTTCAAACATGCGCTTGTTGTCGGCACGTCTATCTCTGATCTTGATATAGATTGTGGTCAGCTTGTCCAAATCCATGGGGGTGACTCTATCCTTGACTTCTTCGTCCATCTAATTCTCCTAATGGTTAAGTGTGTGACAATAGCAGTTCACATGAAGCAGTGTTTCGTCCACTTTTAGGAGGCGCTGTATCGGCGCTAACCCGATACCCACCACTGCCACACAAATCTAATTCTACTCTAACTTTTTACATTGTCAAGAGTTTCCGAAGAAATTTCTTGCTTGTACAGATCAATTACTTTTTGGTGATTGTTGATGTTGCCCTGAAGCATCGTGTACATCTTGGCTTCTATTGGACTGCCTTTGATGTGTACCACAGTCATGTTATTAACTTGCCCGGGGCGGTCGATACGTGCGTTGGCTTGCAAGTACGTCTCAACACTTGTACATGGAGCATACCAAACGATTGTGTTAGCGGCAGTTAGAGTTAACCCGTGTGAGGCCGCTTTCGGTTGGATGATTAATACTTTTGGTTCAGGTTGCTCTTGAAACTGCTTGACAATATCTGAGCGTTTGTTTACAGGAACTGAGCCGTTAATCACGTCGCATGTAATATTGTGTTTCTGCAAGTGCTTCTCAAGTAATTCAATCGTATGCGTAAACGGAACGAACACAAGCACCTTGTGGCTTGACTCTTCAATCACTTCTTGCACCACGTTGAGCCTACTGCTCACATCAAACTCAACCACTTCGCCCGTATCCGTATACACCGCACCTCCAGCTATTTGCAGAAGTTTGTTGATTTGTACGGCAGCGTTAACGGCAGATACTTCTTCTCCAGCAGCCTCAATGAGCATCTGCTTCTTTAGTATGTTGTAGAACTTAATCTGCTGCGGTGTCAATGGTGCATCTCGCTCAACGAACGTAACAGGCGGCAAGTCGAGGCAGTCGGCCTTTTCAAACCGAATGGCGGGTTGGAGTGCTTTGTGAACGATTAGCTGTGCAGTCGGCTTGGGTATCCACTTATACATAGTGAGCTTCATCATCACTGTGTCTCGAAACTGCCCAAAGAAAGGTGACACGCCCTTGGGGTTCACAAGCTTTGCCAATCCGTAAGCATCCACAGGCGACTGTGCGGCAGGCGTACCAGTCAGCATCCATAGACCTTTGATAGCTTTTGTTAAGTCCCGTAGGTCTTTCCAACGCTCGGTCTGCGCGTTCTTATATGCAGAGGCTTCGTCCACTACGATGAGGTCAAACCCACCCGCAATGATTTCTTTCTTGACGATGCCAACACCATCGAAGTTAATGATGACGAACTCAGCACCGGCGTTCACAATATCCTTGCGCTTACGTGCGGCTCCATAAGCGACTGATACGGTTCGGTGAATGGCAAACTTAAACAAATCATTCTGCCAAGCCGACTTCATGATCGACAAAGGGCAGATCACTAACACACGCTTCACTAATCCAAGGGTCATGAGGTAATCGACTGCCCAAATAACTGATGCTGTCTTACCTGTACCCTGCTCGTTAAAACAAAACGCTTTGCGGTTTGTTGTGAGGAATTCTGATGTTGTCTTCTGATGTTCAAACGGAGTGAATCCCGGGGGACGAGGCCACGTATACTCTGATAGGTTCATTTTTTCTTACGTTCCTTGGTGCTTACTTCTGACACAACTTTGTGGTTTGATGCGCGTTTGAACGAGCGATTGGCTGATGGGGTTTGAAGTTTGACTCCGTTCCCATTTGTACCACCTTTAGATAGTGCTTTGATGTGAGCAACATCTTTGCCTTCGCGGACGTCAGCACGTCCATCTTTGTTTCGGTCTGCATTCTTTTTATCTATACCTTCTCTAGCACGTTGACGCTCTAAGCGTTCTGGGCTTTCGCCACGTGCAATCTGTTGTTGATACTCTTTTTTGTAGGGGCGGGGTTTGTTTACGTAGGGCATGTTAGTTCCTGTTGTATTCACATTCTCTCACTGAGCAGAACTTGCACAGTGGGCCTTGGATTGGATTCCATACCCCATTTTCTAACGCCGCTTCAATTCTTGCAACGTCTTGGGCGGACTTCTCAATGTATTTCTCTACCATTTCTGAATAGTGCGTAGCCTTCACGAATTCCTTGCTGACTACAAATAAGAGAGCCGATTTTACCCTCTTGATCTCCGGAAACTTGGCGAATAACCCACAGGCGACAAGATCGAGTTGCTTCACGTCCGCATATCTCGCACTCTTGCTCGTCTTGTAATCTATGGAGTGCGCCGTCCCCGTTGTCCGATTGATAATCACCAAATCCGCTACCCCATGCCACCATACATTCGGAGCATCGAAGTCGCACGACTCTAAGTTCTTCGTCAACCCAAGTTTTACTTCGCATAACTTTTCTCCGGGGATGTCCTTTAAGGTATCTAGGGTAGCTTGCATATAAGCAAACTGTTCAGGGATCGGCGTTCCATCACGGATGTATTCCTCCGCCACAGTATGAGCTGTCTTTCCATACAGTGTTGCCTGTGTGTCCGGCTCAACAACGTCCCTAGCTATCTTAGTATGGTAGTACTTCTTAGGGCACTGCTGAAATGTTTTCAGGCTACTGAATGACCAAACAATACTCATTACTCTTCCCAATCCCAAATATCGTTAGGCCAAACTAGCACAGGTGTTTGCGCACCCAAGTAGCCGCCTTCGATGTTGTATTCAATAAACTCACGCGCGTCTTCGTGCGACATGCCATCACGCTTCATAAGAATATCCCGTATTTTCTCCGCGTCATATACTAATACAGATACGTGCGTACTGTCACGCCAAATATACGCTGGCCCAATGATTGCTTCGTCATACCCGTCGTACTTAATCATCGCTTCATACTCCGTATGTATGCCGCAAAGCTTGCCATGGTGTCCTTCTCAAAGGCTTTCATATTCTCAATCTCCTTGGCTACTTCTTCTAGCACATCGTTTCGCTGCTTGTTTGGATTTACGTATTCTTGAATATCGTCATCGTCGTTCATGTTTGCTCCTTATTTGGCACAACTCGGTTAGCCAATAGCCACGCTTCTAAATCGGGAACTCGATAAACTACTCTACGTCCTGCTTGGGTATAAGGTACACCCATGTGCCCGCACCTTCGATCTTTTTCCAAACTAGAAACTGTGGAACCTAATAGTTTTGCGGCTATTTTCACATTGACTGCTAGCGGTTTTAGTTCTTCTGTCATACAGGTGCATCCTCATGGTTATCGGGGTTAAATTTAGGGACTCGGTTGCCCTTGTCCTTGGGGTTGGGGAATGGTGGGAAAGGCCAAGTCATGCTTACCCTTTAACAATGTATGCGCTACGCTTACGAAGCTCGCCTGTACCGCGCACAAACGAACTCCACCAATAAACCCCGCTTTTTCTTTGTTTGAAGTGCCCACGTACATAGTGGGCGGCAATGTCGGCTCGTTTTGTAATTGAACCATCGGGGGCTACGTCCTCAATCTCAGATAGGTGTAGTAGTGTGTAGCCGCCGTGTGAGTGGAAGTTGCGTTTCTTTGCACCAAACTTAGTGCCAGATGGGGGTTTCCTTGGGGGTACTACAGTTTTATTAACGCCCGTCTTGCAGTTGAGCAAAATACTGCACGCAAATAAAAGCAAAGGCATTTCGCAAATACCCTCGGACACCATTGTATTGGTCTGCGGGGCGTCATAGAAATCTTGCATTCTTTCGGGCGGCATTCCGGTTCTTACCGCCATTTCCAACAACGTCCTTGACGGCGAAACTTTAAAGGTTACAAGGTTCTCAGGATTGCTTGGGGTTCTAACTGCGGCTGATGGCATGGGCAAATCATCCATACCTAGTATGTAAGAAAACATAGACGGCTCTAACATACCTTCCATATAACCATAGTAAGGCGTACAGTTAATGAAGCCTTCCTTTGAGGCATGTATGTGCACAGCCACCCAATCAACTTCGTGCGTACCCTGTACTAAAGCCGACCCTTCTGTACTAGCCCTAATCTTTCTAACCTCTTCGGTTAACGGCAACTCAATAGCCATGTCTTCGTATGGGAAGCGTAACTCCGATATGTCGGGCATCTTGAACGATTTAGAACGAACCATCTCTTCAGCCGCCACAGCTATCTCAGGTGATATTACAAATACTTGTGTATGTTCTGTACCCACTGTCTTCAAGTCAAGCTTCATGCTAGATTTTTTATCGTGCAAAAACTTCTGATCTCTGAAGCGTTCAATGAGTGGTTTGAAAGGTTTAACAGTCGCCATAGCTCTCTCCGTATCCGGCCTCACAGTTAAGGGGTAACTCCATACCCCATGATGGTCGTGTGCGCATGCACATCTCAACGTACTCCATAGCTGTTTCAACTTGCGCAGTCGGCACAATGCAAGCGATGGCGTCATGCACAGTCATTACCACTCGGTACTTCTTCGCAACCAATAACATCTGCTCACCGATTACGATGCGGGCGAGTGCTTGGCATACGTTCTCAATAACCTTACCGCCATAGATGCGTGTTGGTATAACTGCCTTGCCCTTCTTGGTGTCGTACACCAGCTCGGACTTCCCTTCCTCATTCTCTATTAGACGTAGGTTGGGGTAGCGTAGGTAAAGCGTATTAGGTAATAGGATGCCGTCACTGCCCTCAATCTTTAAGATACCGCCTCGGCCCAACGTTGTCTGCTGATTCTGAAGTACGGCTTTGAGGGCTGACGCCGCAGACTTCCATAGTTCAGTAATCTTTGGATACGTAGTTCGATATGTGTCGATAATCCGTTTCGCTTCATCCAATTCGATCGTGACATTGAAGTTCTTAAGTTGCGCTTGGAATTTTGCCGCGCCCATCCCGTACCCGCACCCAAGGATAGTGGTCTTGCCAACAAACCTTTCGTCCTTTGTAATCTCCGAAATTTTCTTGCCATAAATAGCCGTTGCCATGATTTTGTATACATCTTCGCCCCGATCAAATGCGTCTACCAAGTCGTCTTGTTCCGCAAGCCATGCGAGCGTACGGGCTTCAATTTGTGATGAGTCTGAATCAATCATCATGTATCCATCCGGGGGAATGATTGCTTTCTTCAGGGGTGAGTTGCGTTGTAGGTTTTGCAGATTTAATTTGTCATCCCCGCCCCATCGACCCGTGTGTGCCGCATAGTAGCGTAGGGGTACAGGTAATGAGCCGCGTTCAGAGATACCAAGAAACCTTTCAGTCCTTGTCTCTTCTATCGTAGACTTAGTGCCCAATCTCGCTGCTACTAAAGATTGAACCTGTGTGTTTGGATGCTCGAGCAATGCCTTGAACTCTTCGTCTGTCTTAGAGAAAGCATAGGTTTGTTTGCCGTTTGCAGGGCTGACTTTCATCGGTGGCGATACACCATAGCCTTCCAAGATAATGGCAAACTTTATGTTGCTCATCAGGTCGTCTTTGTCGAAGTTCTCGAGCAGTTCTTCTTTGCGTTGTTTCTCCCGCAACAAATGATCTTTAATAAGATCACCATTCAACTGCAACACAGGCTCGGTGAACATGCGCACAGTCAAATCAATCAGGCGCAACTCAATAGCGGGGAAGCCAGCAGACATTGCGTTAAACAATTCCCACGTAAGGGTAACGTCATTCTTACAGTAGTCACCATATCGTTCTAAGTGTGAGGGGCTGAAGTCGGCACGATGCAGACCCAAGGCGTTCTCAACCTCTGTGCCTTTCTCGCCAAGGCCGTAATAGTTTGACAGCACCTTCAAGCTACCGCCTACGTTAGTGCCATGCAAGGCTCTACCCATAGACAAAGTATCAAGCCAACCTTTAGGGCTGAGTCCGTAGACCCACTTCAAAATTGCGCCATCGAACGGGGCGTTGTGCGCAAGTGCCAAACTGTTCGCCCAATCGTATTGACTGAGGAACTGGTGCATGGCTTCACCATCGCCACTAAACCACTCGGGCTCACCATCGTTGATCTGTACGGCTACGCCAATAGTTTCGAACTGTGGGCTACGAATGTATTCCTCAGTGGTAACTTTTGTTAGGGAGAACTCACGGGAATAATATGTCTCAAAGTCGATTGTTAATATGTTCATCTGCCGCCTCTTAACACATGCTTAAGTAAAGATTCCAACTCTTGCATGTTGTCTTCGTTGACTACAATAGCCAATCCACCTGATGCAATGATTTGTTTGATGTTTTTGTCTTGTAGTGCGGTAGTCTTACCCTTACCGGCTTTGGCTTCGATAGCCAAGAACCTACCGCGTACGCAACAGAGAAAGTCAGGGACACCGCTATTGCCGTAGCCAGTACCAATGGGCATGGCATAGTAGACGTCGTATATTTTTAGGAGTACCTTGATCTTTGCCTTGACCTTGGCTTCAGGTGTCGTTGCCATTACTTCACCCACTCTAAAAGAGTCAAACCCTTGTGCTGATATATGGCTAGGGTTTGCTTGCCGTGGTCAAAACAAATCTCACAATCAAAATCAATGAGTATGCCGTGACGCCTAGGGCTTGGGTTGCTTGTGGTTTCGTTGGTAATGGTTACAGTCGATGCTTCGCTATCTCTTGCGACTGCCGTAACCTGTACGTTCGTGTCGTCTTCAATTCTGTTAAAGACTGTGACTGTACCATGGTGCATGTTGTTACTACTGCAACGTGGGCAGAGTAATATGTTGTCTTCTAACTGCGCGTCTTCGTACCTCATACTCAACTCCAATTTGTTTTCGAGTCTTGATTGTACATGAAGTTTTTACTTTGTCAATAGTACAGACGAAAAAAAGCCCGCACTAGGCGGGCTTGGTTCTAACAAATGTTAGGTGTCACTTGAGTGAATTGATCTCACGTGTCAGATACCACTGCGCTTTACGCAAGTCTTCCAACTTGTTGTCTTTGTGGTCGGCACGTGTGATGTACTTCACCACGTTGCCAAGGTTGTAGCCGAGCTTCTTTGCTTCGATGAAGTCGATCGTCTCGATTCCACCTACTTTGTAATGAGCAGGGTGATTCACTGCGTCGGCTCGGTCGCCTTCCATACGGAACTTTGCCTTACCCGCTTCATACGCAAGTTGTGCCATGCGGTTAGGTGATAGCTTAGTAACTGTATCTTTGACCATGGGAACGTCTGAGCTAAACAAGCCCAACTGTTTCCAGTTTTCTTTCTGCGCTTGCGCTCTACCTTCTAAGAACTTAAGTGCAGGGGACAAGTCCACCTTGGATTTCTTCTTTGCTACCTTGGCTTTCTTCTTCGCAGTCCACATCACTGTGGCTACATAAGCAGGGGTGACGCCTATCGCTTTGGCTACGTCTGCTGACTTAGCCTTTGGGTTTGCCGCAACGTAGTTACGGATTTGTGCTGACTTGGTTTTTGCTAATTCGATCATGATTTATTTCCTGTTTGGTTGTTAACGTACTCAGTAAGAATTTCTCTCATCTTGGCTTGCTTTGTATACGCAAAGTTTGTGTTGAAGTAATCCATCACATCCTTTGGTAGACGCAAGCTCGTGCAGAACAGCGCGGGTTTCTTACCTAACCCCCGCCCCTTGCGTTGTTGTTCCGGTTTTAGATTCTCGATTCCTGTCGTCATCTTTTAGTCTTTCATAATATTGTTTAGGGAATGGGTCTTTCTTATCCAATAAATCACGTAGCCATTGCGCGCCACCGAGGTGATTAAGAATATGAAATTGCCTATCGCTTAGTCGTACTTGCCTACCAATCAAAGGCTCAGGCGGTTTAGGTCTTGGCATTTAATAAACTCCTTGCTATTACTCTGTTAGCCCAACATCTAGCACATGACCATCTGTTTGGGGACAATTCAATTCCCCCCTCGGGGGGCTTCAACTCTTCGCACTTGTTGCATAGCTTGTACTTGTGTACGGGTTGCTTGCTTCCAAGCTCAAGTTGTCGGTTTACAAACCCGTTCATTCGTATATCGCCTTTGCTAGTAAGTCCGCAATCCTTTGGTTACTCTCTCGAGTAGCCTCTGTCTCATGGAATATTCTTTCTACCTCAACCAACGCCAAGTAATACTCTTCACCTTTGAGCGCATGCTTGAGCTTGCCTTCGTCTTGTGGATACGTGAACTCAAGTACGGCTTTCATACGCTGCCCCTTTGGTAATGCGTATAAGCAAGCGAGCCTTACGCCATGTTTTACGTACGTCAGTATTGGCGGCGTTGTAATATTTAAACTTGGGGTCAGTACACCCCCGTAGGGGGATAGCCTTTGAACTGTATTTAATTTCTTCTCTCATCTCATACTCCTTCGCTAACATTTGTTAGCTCATCTACCAACAAAACAAATATCTCACTTGATACCTTACAACCTACGTCAGTAAGATACTGCTCATCTTCTACCAACTTAAGCATACCCATCTTCATACGCATATCCAAGGGGAGCGTATTATCTTCGTATAGGTCAACCTTGTCACCTATTTTGACTAGGTACTTACCCAAGTCTTTGACTACTAGCGCAGTCTTATTATTACTAAAGTCCTCTTGCACTTTCTCGATAGTCTTCATCTCGGTATCGAGTAACTCTACCTTCTCCATAGATACAGTAACCTTGTGCCTGAGCGAGGGTATCGCTTCTGCTTTTAGGTATTCCAAGAACATAGCATTACCTTTGGTCTCAGCCCACGCCAACATCTCATTCTTAACAAGGCTTTGGTGTTGCGTACGCTCACGCTCTTTGTTCCAACTCGCTCGAGACACTACACGTTCCGCCGCATCTTTAGCCTTACTGATACGCTCGGATGGGTTCATCTTGCCAAACATCTTCTTCGCCATGAGGATAGCTTTGTCGGCATCCTGAGTGCGGTATGAGTCCGAGCGTTGTCTGCCCTTACCAATACGATCGTTACTGATAGAGATAACCTTGCCTCTGTTACCCATGTACGACAAGCCGATCTGACCCAACTCTTCACCATCTAGCTTGACCGAGAACCCCACAGCTATTCGGTTGTTACCCGAACCATGACCACTGCTAACAACAACGAAAGTCCACAATGGATTTAGCGTAGCCAGTCGGCTAACCACAGGGTCAAGTGTGTCGTAGACCGCAGACATTTTCATGCCTTCTTTATCTAAAGACTTCTGCAAGTCTTCACCTACAACTACGTTGCTCAAACTCAATGTATTCATACTCATATTCAGTTACTCCTAACAAATGTTATTACCACTCGAACTTACCAAGAATAGCATCCACCTTGGACTTTAGATTCTCACGAACCAACGCATCCTCTTTGACCTCTTCAATGTCAGCACCAAGCATGGCTAGCTCTACTTGCCTACGTGCATCCTCTAACTTGGGGTCGTTAGTAACATTTAGTTTTGTCAATAGCTCACACAACTCCAATGGGTTAGAGATCAATGAGTCGTGATACCGCTTCTTCCCGTCACCTGTATCTTCTAGCTTCTTGGACATACCCAAGAGAACTTCGTGCAGTCTCTCCCATGGTGTGCGCATTGCATCGGCCAGCTTCTCCGAGTACTGAGTCTCGTATGCCGATCTCATTTCAGCTAAGTCATGCGCGGGAATATCCAAGCGAAAGTCGCCAGCCTCGGGCAAAGGCTTCACGCTACGTCTAAAGCTGAACTTCTTCCTAACTTCTGTTAGGTCAGGGTAGTCCTCTGCCTTGTACATAGAACCCAAGTTAACCTTGGCTTCCTCAACCAGTCGCTCGTACTCATCAAAGAAGTTATCGCACAACATGTTGAACGTACGCTCGTATCCATTCATGGTCTGCTTGTAGTCCATGAACAACTTGGTCGGCAACATGCGCTCACCCTTGTCTGCCCAAGGTAAGGTGTGTTGGTTGTTGTAGAGGCGAACCCTTGCGGCAAACTTCTCAATGTCTGCTCGTAGGCTTGTACCTGCAAACAGATTCTTCTTTGTTTGGGATGCGTCTTTATGTGCAGACGCATTAGCGTTAACTTGGCTCGTCATTTCCCTGTCGATCTTTGCGGCAGGCCAAACGCTGATGTTCAACTCGACTAATACTGCTGATGCGCTAATACTCATGATTACTCTCCATATACTTGGTTGGCGATTGTGGCGAAGCGGTTGATTGCTTCAAACTTGGATACTCCGTTGGTCTTGAATGTTTG